CCGGTCCAGGTGCCGCCACGTGCTTCGACGAGCTCGTGGAGCTTCGCGAACTCGACCGCGGTAAGCGCCCGGTTCGATCCGTCGGGCATCGTGATGCCGAAATCGATCGCGTTGCCGTGGAGCACTTCGTCGTGGCGTGACGTGAACGGCAGGGCGACGACGATCGCGAGGATGAACCGGTTGACCCAGAGGTAGGTCTGCCGTGCCCTCGAGCGCATGCCCTCGTTGACGGACAGGCTGCCGACCGCGCCGCGTGCCTTCTGCCACGCGTTGAAGTCCGCGATGACGGACAACACCTGCAGAGCGATCCGGGCGGACATGACGAACTGCTCGACTCCGCGGAGGTCGCCGTACGACGACTTCCCGACGCTGTACTTGCCGGCCATGCGGCCTCCTTGAACGACGAAAGCCGCCCCGGAGGACGGCTCGATGAGTGGTGGGTTGGTCAGGTGGGGTCGGGTGGCATCGCGTCGATTGCGGCCTGCAGCTGGGCAGCACGATCGCGAGCCGATTTCGCCTTGTCGGCGTACACGGCGGACATGCCTTCGTCCTGCTCGGCGTTTCCGATGAGCTGGTCTCGCTGCCGCATGAGAGTCCCGGTTGCGGTGTCCGGGTAGTCGGGCACGGCATCCTGCTTTTCGTTGTCCAAAGTCCTGCTCCGATCTTGTGTCAGCCGACGAAGTAGGTGCCGCCACACGAGGTCAGCCAGCTCGTCTTTGTGACGTTGCCCGTTTGCGTTGAGTCAGGCACCGTCGCGGCGAGGGTAATGTTGCCCGCGCTGTTGATGTAGAACGAAGACATCGCACCCGCGGACGCTGAACTCAGTGGTTGCAGCATTGTGGGCGCGAACCCTGTAGGCACTTTGATTACGACTCGGTTGGCGACGTCGCCCGTGGTCGGGATGTTGATCGAGTCGAGGGTGACGTTGTCGAGTAGTACTGACACCACATTGCCGATTCGCCGGATCTTCGCACCAGTGACCGTGACGCCAGACTGTGTTGTGAACCCGTCCGACACCCAGCCGGTGTCGGCGCTGATGGATGTGCCGTCTGGGAGGCGGAAGTCCGTTGCAGTGAGATAGACGTTCGCGGAGTCGCCGTACGGGTCGCCCGTCATAACTGGAACGTCAGTGCGGACGCTTGTGGAGGGGTTCGTCCATGTGTAGCTCAGGCGCTCAAACGAGCCGCCTAGAATGACGCGCGACCCGGCCGGTGTCGACTGATTCACCCGACCGATAGCCCGCCATCCGCCAGTTGTCCCCGAAGCGCACCAGAATTCGGTCGCACTGACGGGGCCGCTCGAGAAGATACCTTCCGCCACCGAAGAGAACGATGAAGTGAAGGTGCTACCTGAATAAGAGTAGCCGCTTGATACGAACGGGGCAGGCGTAACCGAGCATGATATCGATGTCGCAGGAACTACCGCGAATTGACCGGTTGGCGTTGAGCCAAATGCTCGAAGCAGCAGAGACGAGCCGGACACGATGTCGTTAAGGCCGCCGATGATACGGCCGGACAACGTGTTCGCTGAGTTGTAGATGTCCATCCTGGTCTGCAACATCTCAACTCGCTGGCCAGAGCCAGCGGACCGGATCGTTGCACCAGTGATTGTCTGCCCGTCGACCGCGCCGGCTTTCACCGTGTCAGCGATGACGTTTCTGAGGACCGCACCATCGATTGGTGTCAGCGTCCAAGCGAGCGTTGCTGCGTTCCACCGGTACTGGGCGGTCGTGTTCCCGCCCGTACCGTTTGTCACGTACCAGGTGTCACCGTCAGTGGTGCCGGGATTCTGCGCGTTGTCTGGCACGACGGTCGACCAGGTGGTCTTCGTCTTCGATGCAGCAGCAGTCTGCGCTGCCTGCGCTTGCTGTTGAGCGGTCTGAGCGGCTGAGCTCGCGGCAGACGCGTTCTGGTTGGCCGTAGCCGCATCAGATGACGCCTGCTGCGCTGCGCCCTGCGCTGTATTAGCCGTGGACTGCGCCGCGGAGGCATCGTTGAACGCTGTCTGCAGCGGACGTGCCTGCTCGAGCACACGCAGTCGCTCGAGGATGTTCCGGAGGGTCCGCGCGTTACCGAGCGGGTCCTTCGGGGTGGGGTCACCCATGCTCACTCCTTCATGCCGACCGTCATCCGGTCAGCGAATAGACCTCGCCAGTGGTGACCTTCACCCACTTGCCGTCCTGATCGCCCGACAGATTCGTGATCCTGCGCCGGTACTCGCCATCCGGGATGTAGTAGTCGTTCCGCATCTTCACGACACAGAAGTCGCCCTTGCGGTACTCACCGATCAGCGGTGAAGCATCCGCGCGCACCTGGAACTCCCAGAACTCGGTTGGCTTCGAACCGATCCGCGCTGTCTCCGTGGCGTACTTGTCAAGATCAGCCTGTTCATCAACGTCCTTCGACGCCTCAACGACTTCGAGCAGCGGGTAACCCTGGCTGAGCATGTTCTGGTTCGTGTAAACCGAGATCATGTTCCCCGAAGTGGAGGCTCCGGATGCTGCCCACCCGCGACCGGAAAGCTTCGCGCCGTCTTTCGTTACGGTCAGCCCGCTGACGGTGCCGTGCGGAACGCTGTAGTCCCACACGTGCGTGATCTGCCCTGACAGTTGCGGCTGCGTGGGTGTTCCAATGTTCAGCACCCACTCGATGCCGCTCCGGTTCGTACGCCACCGCGGTGCGAAGTCGATCTCGGGTCCGTTCTCCACACTCGTGAGGTCCCGGAGAGCATCCCCAACCAACCCAAGATCAGCCCCCTGGTACTCGCGTGTCTCCGAACCGGTCACTTCAGCCGGAAGCACGACAGGCACGTTGCCGTTGGTGTGCGTACGCGCCTGCTGCACCAGCCGCTTCGCAATCGCCTGCAACGAGAAACCCTCGTAGTACGACTCCACATCGAACGGCGACTGCCCCGCAGCAAGAACCGGGATCAGCACACGGTGATCGAAGTACGACCACAGGCCACTCGCGGTCAGCTGCAGGGTGCCGTCATCCTTGCTGTACTGGTGCTGCCAGATCGGGCCGGCGTTCATGATGACGTCGTTCTCAACTACCGCCAGGTACGACTTCCCGACCGATGCCACGTTCCGCAGATCCAACGCGCGGAGATCCGGGTCGGCAAGGTTCACCGTGACGCCGATCGAACCAGCGTCGTTGATGGTGGTTGCCCACGACCCAGACGATGGCTGGAAGAACGTCGTGATGTTGCCCGTGAGCAGATCACCGATCAGCCACTGCGTCATCCGCTGCTCCGATCAATTCGCTTGGACGAGGCGCACAACCAGCCGCGACAGGTAGAACAGCGAACTTCCCGAGCTCTGCCAGCCCTTGAGCTTGATGTACTGGCCGGCGTTCGCTTGAACGAGTCCGGACACGCTTGCTGGCGAGTTTCCGCTGGCCGCGCGCCGATCCGCGATCCCTGGCGTGACGCCAGTGTCATCGACGGTGATCTCGATGTACCGTTCGCCCGTCGAGTTCGTCGACCACGTGACTCCACCCGAGACGTCGTACCATCCGGATACCAACAGAGGTCCGACCACACCGTCCGATCGGATGGGAAACACAGTCGTGTCGGTCGACTGGTACGAAGGGTTGTTGCCCCCAAGAGTCCCCAGCGTGGTGCCCGACGCGGCAGAGTACGTCGAACCCGCTTGCTGCTGGATCACGACGAACGGCGCGACATCTGCACGCTGCCATGAGCCCCGCATCCAGTACAGGCCAGCACCCTTGACGTATCCGAGCGCACCGTCGATGACGTTCGCTGCGTCCGCGCGGAGATCCGACACGCTGCGGTATCGGATCGGAGAGCCACTGACCGCCGCGAACGGGTACACGTTCGTGATCGTCACACCGGAAGCCGAAGTCGTCGTAACCCCGGCGGGCACGAGGACCGTCGCCAACGCGAGCGCACCGGACGGTGCAGTCGGAACGGTCGGGGATGCTGCAGCGGTTCCCGTCGTCACACCAAACACCGGATTGGAGTCCGCATCACCCACAGTGGAGTCGTTGTGGCGCATCCACACCAGGTCGTAGCGGGAGTTCGCGTTCGGCGCGTCAGCGATGTTCACCGTCGCCGCACCGTTGTTCGCGACAATCACGGCACCATCCGAGTAGCCCCGACTCAGCGCCCACGACGAACCCGCCGCGATCTGCACCGTCATCGGAGCTGACGCAGTAGTCGACGTCACATCAGCCGAACCACCCCACAGCTGCCCCACACGGACCGTGTTGTCAGCCTTCTTCTGCAGCATCCCTGCAAGCATGAACCGGCCATCGACCGGCGTCGTAGCCGCGTTCTGCACGAAACTCTTCGTCAGCGCCATCCGCGTGTCTCCTAAAGGTGTGCTGGCGCGGTGAGCGCCGTGAGTGTTGGAGTGCCGGTGATGACACCGAGCGGGGTGAACTGGACCTCACCGGACGTTCCGGGAGGGACCGACCACCATTGAGATGTGGTGAGGAAGCCGGTCGCGTCGGAGTTGCCGTCGACCGTGACTCGGCCGGTACGTGCGTTCAACGTGACCGTCGACCCGGCAGGGATTGCACGCTCGTATCGGAGTCGTGCACCCGTTGGAACCCAGACGAGCTCGAACCCGCCAGAGATCCCACCGGTCACCTTGAACGTGGAGTACGTCAGCGCCGACCCAGCATTCGACACCAGCAACCGTCCGGACGCGCCGGCAGTCCCCCAGTCGAAGTACTTCCCGGCTGTCGTTCCGAGGGGCCACACGAGGCCGGATGATGCGGTCGGCACTCCGGTCGAGGTGGTCACTTCGGTGCCGTACCGGAACGGGTCAGATGCGATGACGTCGAACGCGTACTTGAAGAACGGCTGGAACAAGCCGTCGTCCATCGTCGGTGCAGTCGACACGCCAGCTGTGATCGAGGTAGCCGACACAGGATCGGTGACGGTCATCGTCGACTCGTTCGCAGCCAACGCAGCCAACTGGTTCCGTGCCGCGTATGCCTGGTCGAGCGTGTCACCCGACCAGGAACCCTGCACTGACACGACCCGCGGGTCACGGTAGATCGTGCCCGGACGGAACGAACCGTTGCCCTGCGGACGTGTCGTCGCCTCGTACCGGGTCGGTGCAGCGTCGTACCAGCCGACCAGTTTCGACAGAGTGAACCCGGTGGTGGCCTCGTCATCAAAGACGAGGCCACCGTAGGTGAGTACCGTCATTCGACCATCCCCGCCATCGCTCGTGCCGTCTCCCGACCCACGACCGTCGCCAGCGTGGGGCCGTCAACGTTCTGCATCGGCTGGAAATGGTTGTGCTGCTCATACCGGGCACCAGCAGCCGGTGCCGCAGCAACCGTCCGTGTCGTGTCCATGTATCGGACGTTGCCGCCACGGTTCATCGCCTCGAGCAGTGGCCGGTTTGCAGCAGTCGCGAACTGGTTCATCACGAACTCGCGCCCATGCACCAGGCCAGCAACCTGACTGGTGCCGTAGTCGCCCGTGTAACCGCCCGCCGAATAGCCCGGCAGACCGAGTGCCTTACCAATCAGCTTCTGCAGCGACTTCGACTGGTCGTTGATCGCCTTCGTGATCGCAGCCGCGTTCTTGTTCGCCGCGGACAACTGCTTCTCAGCAGCATCAATCAGCCCCTTATAGTTCGCGTCCGCAACCTGACCGCCGATCGCAGTCGACGTCTTCTGGATCGAGTTGTACTGCGAGTTGATCGCAGACAGTTGACCCTTCGACATCGACGACAACGACTTCGCAAGAGGCAGCCCCTCATCAACCCCAAGCGACGCAACCTCGTTCAGAAGAGCCGGCGCAAGACCGTTCTTCTGCAACGTCACCAACAACGCTTGGAACTGCTTCAACTTCCCAGCACGAGACGTCAACCCACGAAGCAGCGAACTCCCCGACCGGTAGTTCCCGTACGAGAAATCAGACAACTTCCCCGACACCGCCGAAGCCATCGACGAAGCAGATGACTTCAAGTCACCCAACTTGTCCGACGCCTTCTCCACAGCATCAGCAGCAGCCGTCGACTGCTTCTGCAGCTTCAACATGATCGTCTCGGAACGGTTCGCCACATCAAGGAACCGGGTCCGCTGAGCACTGCTGTACTTACCCGAATCCTGACCCATCGAATACAAGTCACGGACAGCATCCGACGACGAGTAATCACCAGCACGCACCGACGAACGGAACGAGATCCGGTCGCCAAGATCCGCACCAGTCGGAGCGTTCTTCGCAGCCGTCAACGCAGCAGCAGCGCGTTGAGCAACCTTCTGCGCCGCAGACGTCTCACGCTGAGCAGCCAACAGACGCTGACGTGCAGCCTCAGTCTTCTGCTTATTGAACGCCGACTGCGCCCTACGCTGAGCGACCTTAGCCGCCGCATACCGCGCCTTCGCAGCCTTATCCTGCTTCGTACGCGTCGACACCAGGCCACCATCAGCGAAAGCATCGAGACGACGTCCGGTTTCCTCCCAAATCGCCAACGAGCGCTTGCGCTTTGACGATGCGAGCGGTATATACGCCTCCCCGCCCGTCTCCGGTTCCGCCCAAAGACGCATAGAACCGGCAGGAGCGATCTGGGCCACATGCTTTTCGCGCAGACCGCCATTAGCGTAGAAGTCCATAAGCGAACCACGGGCGTTCTTGAAGATACCGACCGTGTTTTCCTTAGTCGCCTTCGTCACCTGATTCGTGGTGATCGTGATTGTTTTCGACTGCACGCCAGCCAGCTTGTTCAGAACATCCTGCAGGGCACTTGACGCCTGTCCTGTAGCAGCGTTAATTTGCGTCTGCTTGCTCTTCGGAAGCGCATCAAGCTTCTGCTTGTACTGCGCCGCCGTATCACCCGCAGCGGCAGCGGTGTTCGTGACCACCGTGCTCACGTTTCCGGGAATCAGCCCAAGAGAATCGGCGTACTTGTTCGCCGCATCCTTACTGATTCCCGCAGCAGTTGCCGCATCGATGAACTTCTTTCGCCCATCCTCGAGAACAGCAGTAGCCTTTTCCTGCGAACCAGTCTGCGTGTACGTCGCAGAAGCAAGATCAAGAGTCGACTTAGCAATGTCCTCAATCGCAGCCTGCGCATCACGCCCCGACTGCTCAGTCAGTTTGAAGCCATCACCCGCATCATCCAGGGCAGGCTTCGACTCTTTGATCTTCTCGTTGAAGTCATCAACCGCCTGCTCAAGGCTTCGAGTCGCACCGTCCACATCGAACTGAGCAGAACCGAAGTTCTTGATCGTGTCCGACAGGTCTTCGATGTCGCCCTTTGCATCGGACGCAGCGCCGGCAAGCTTCTGTAGGTCTTCCTTCTGCTTTGCAGTCGAAGCAGCCATCAAGGCAGTTGCATCAGCGCCCTTACCCTGCGCCAAATTCAGCAGCTCAGTTTCGGAGAGCGTCTTGCCTTGAGCGCCCGCAAGAGCAATGAGCTCAGCCTTGTATGGCTCCATCTGGTCAAGTAGACGCTTCGCAGTGTCCTTCCCGCCACCCATCTCCTTCAGAAGGCTATTGAAGCCCTTCGTAGCCGATCCAAGATCTGTCTCAGCGGTCGTGGAGAGGATTGTGCCCATCTGCTTGAACTGAGCCGCAAAACGAGTGGCCGTGTCTGATGTTCCAGTTTTGAAAACGTTGTCGAAGAACTTGCCCCAAGCGACATTTGTAGGCCCGAGCCCCTTGGTGAGGGAGTCAAGGGCCTGCTTAGCAGTAGTTGCCTTGGTTCCGATCATGTCGAACGCGCCGCCGCCACCGGTGAACTGCTGGTTGAGCGACTTAGAATTCGATGCGGTCACTGCCGCATTCAGCTTCGCAATCTGCGAGTCGGTAAGCTGAGCTTCTTTGCCAAGGCCCGCAATACCTGCGGTGATCGCATAAAGCCCGAGTGCAATCACGCCACCCGTGGCGAACCCGCGCCCAAGGGCCGCGCCGCTGAGCTGCAAGTCCTTCATTGCCGCCCGAGCGGCGGCGATCTTCGGAACCAGCGACAGAAAGCCGCCACCCGCCAGCGCAGTAGCCGCAACCAGTGCCGTAAGGCCAAGACCCACGCCTTGCAAGGCTGGAGGCGCGTCACTAACTGCCTTAATGAAGCCCGTAGCGTTCTGCGTCATACTCCGCAAAATGTCGTTTGCGGATGAACCGGATTTGATGAGGCCGCTCTCGAATGCAGCGCCCAGCTTCTTGACGTCACCATTGAGGTTGTCCATCTTGCCCGCCGCCTGACGTGCTGCGAACCCCGCGTCGTTGACGGAGGAAATCCACTTCTGGTTCCCCTTCGCCCCGTCCGTGTACAGGATGTTCGCCGCACGAATGGCGTCCGAGCCGAAGATGATTCCCAGCGCAGCGTCACGAGAAGCGTCATCGACGCCCGCGAAGCCCTTCTGCAACTGATCCGCGAGAGACGTCATGCCCACGAAGTCGCCTTGCGCGTCGTACGCGCTGATGTGGTATTGCTTCATCGCATCGGCCGCCTGCTTCGACGGCGTGGCAAGCTGCAGGAACATCTGCTTCAGCGACGTACCAGCGTCGGAACCCATGAGGCCCGCAGCGGCGAACTCCGACAGCGTTCCGACCGTGTCATCGATGGACAGGCCGAACTGCGCGGCAACCAGACCGGACTGCTTCAGCGCAGCACCGAGCTCTTCAACACCACCGAGAGACTTGTCAGCGCCGGCCGCGAGCAGGTCAGCAACGTGCGGGATGTCCTTCCCAGACAGGCCGAACTGAGTCATCGCTGTTGCCGCGATCTCCGTCGCATCGGCGACGTTGATCTGGCCAGCGGCGGCAAGATCCAGCGCACCCTTCAGCGCGCCGCCCATGATGTCCTTGACGGACACACCCGCCTTGACCAACTCGGTTTCGGCGTCCGCGACCTGAGTGGCAGAGAAGCCGATCCCCTGACCCATCGTGAGAGCGGCGTTACGCAGAGTGTCCATCTCGGTGGCCGTCGCATGAGAGAGGGACTGCACCTGCGACATCTGCGCGTCGAAGTCTGCGAAGGACTTGACCGTCAGAGCAACTGCGGCGGCAGCAGCGGCCCCGATCGTCAGCAGTCCAGCGCCGACCTTCTCGAACGCCGCGGACTGCTTCTCAAGCTTCTGCGCCTCATCCGACGTCTTCGCCGTAGCAGCGCGGACCTTCTCCATGCCCGCCAGGTAGCCGGCGATCTCCGCCCGGATGCTTACGCTGACAACGCGATCGGCCATGGTGGGGCTCCCGTCAAACGCTATGAAGATGTAAAGTTCGACGCATGTTCGTGCGCACGCGCTTTGGAATTCCGGCCTTCTGGCAGATCGCCGCCGGGGTTGTTGTGCTGCTCGGCGCAATCGCGCTGGTCGTCGTCGCCTCGCTCGGCAACATCACGTGGCTGCTCGCGATCGGGATGGTGCTGATTGTTGTTGCCGGAGCCGCCATCGCGTTCGGCGTAAGCGCCATCGACCGGGCCGAGGACACCGCGCGGCAGCAGCGTCAGGCTGACCTCACTGGTGAAGCCGTCGCTCGATCACTTCGACCGGGAACACGAGACCACTGAGGTTCGCGCTCTCACCAGCCGACTTCTTGTACGCCTCCATCGCGTCATCCTGCGCACGCTGCGCGTAGTCGACGAGCGGCGCGTAGATGACTTTGCCCTCCGGTGTCACAGTCGGAACACCGGCCTTGTAGATGCGTGCACCGTTACGGTTCGACGGGTCCGAATCCGGAGACATCGCCTCATCCATCGGCTGCCCATGACGGCCAAGAGAACGCTCGTACTCTTCGACACCCATCACCAACGCCACCTGCTCAGGCGTCCACTCCGACTCACGCTCAACACGCACCGAAACCACACGACCCGACCCGTCATACGACGGCGTATGCGTCTCCGCCGGCTCCCAACCACGAAGCCGCTGCGGAGACACACCCAACCTGACCGCTAAGAGGACTTCAGCTCGGAGGCGAGGGTTGCGGCGCGCAGCGCTTTTCCCAGTTCCACCGCCCGGTTCGATTCGCCCTCGTTCAGCGCGTACACGGCGTTCGCGATCTGCTCATGATCGCCACCCGCCAGCAGCGAGAACAGATCATCCCACTCTTCCGGCGACAGCTCGCGTTCCTTGCCGTCCTCCACCAGCACACCCGACAGGTGCGCTGCTGCTCGAGTGACAGCGTTGAAGTCGTAGCCGAAAATCATCTTGTCCGAGATCGAATCCGGACGAGGCGGGTGCGTCGACGTCAGATCCAGCCACGAAGCACCAAGCATGCGAGTGAACTTCAGATCCACCAGCGTGTCAGCGAACTCCGCCTTGACGTCCTCAACCTGCTTCAGCAGCTTCGCCAGCGGAGACGACTTCGCCAAACGCCCATCATCAGGCTTCCGCTTCTCCGCCTCCACCTGCGCCTCAAGCTCAGCCAGCCGACCCGAAACCTCAGCATCCAGGGAAACCGTCACCGTCTTAGACGGCCGGCCCTTCTCCTTCGCCGCAGCAAGCTTCTCGTTGAAACCCATAAGTCTGTTCCTCACTCAGAATCCTCACTCAGCAAAGGGGTGACCCGTGCGGGCAGGAGTGAGGTACTGCCCGCACGGGAGTTAGGCGGCTAGGTCAGGAACCGGTAGCCGGGGTGACGTCACGCTGCACCTTCTGCAGCGGGTACAGCACCTGCGTCTTCGTGAACACCGAGTTCGCCGCAGCCTGGTCACGCTGCTTCTTGCCCGCCTTCACGTACCAGAAGTCGAACTTGCTGGTCGCAGTGATCGCCTCGTCGTGGTCAGTTGCCCACCGGACAGCAGCAATCAGCGGCTCATCCTCAACGAGGGTGTCGTCAGCCTTCGCGGACTCGTCGCCGTACACATACTGCACGGTCAGGCCGTTCGTGACCTTCCCCGGCTGCGCGAACGTCTCAGTCGCCGTCAGACGGTCATCCGAAATCGTCTCCTGCGAAGTCGTCTCAGCCCAACCCGAACCAGCAGTCAGGTCATACGTGACATCAACGAACGACGCCGAGTTCAGCTGCGTCACCGTGATGTCCGTCAGCGACTTACCAGCGGTCAGGATGGACGCCGGAGCGAACATCACCAGGAGGTTGCCCTCAGTACCAACGGACAGGGACTGCCCAGTCGTGTCAATTGCCATTCTCAGGCTCCTTCTTCTGCTTCTGCGTCTTCCCGTCCGCGGATGCGGAGGGCTTCTCTCCCACGAGCGGGAAGCGCTCAGGCATCGACGCCTGAGTGGTCTTGTGAACCTCCATGTGCAGCCCGTGCGGGCCGTACACGAGGACGTGGTTGTCGTCCATGCGGATTTCTCCTTACATGCAAAAACCCCGCCGAAGCGGGGTTAAGAAGTGGGGGCGGGTTGCGCGTCGAAGCTGTATTCGACGGTCTGGAACCACATCGGTGGAGTCGTGTCCGGGTCGATCTGCGCCGGACCGATGTAGTCACGTCGCAGCGGCCCTGTGCGCTCGCCTGGGACGCTCAAACGCACACCGCGACCATTCGGACGCAGCACCTTGTCTAGGCGCTCAGATACGCTGATCGCCTGATCCGGCGTCGTACCCACGCACTGGAACGTGGTCGACGGGCGACGGTTCACATACCGGCCAGTGATGCGCTCCTGCGAATCGTCATCACCACCCGGCTGAATAACCACGTACCACGTGTTCGTGATCGGCTTACCGTCAGTCGTCACCGCGCGGCCCGTGTAGACCTTGCCGGCCGCTGCGAACGTCACATCCGAAAGCACCAGAGACTTCAGCGCCGCGTTCTCAGCCGCCGTCAAAAGCCCGCCGCCTTCAGACCATCATCGATCGCCTGGTCGATGCCCCGACTGAAGCCAGCAGCTTCATCTGCCAAAGCTTTAGGCACGCGCTTACGTCCCGGCGTGCGCGGCGTACCGTTCTCATCCGTGGTACCGACGTCGACCATGCCGACGAGCGTGCCCTGATAGCGGCCTTTCTCCGGACCAATCTCAGCCTCAATCGCACCCAGACGAGCGCCAGTCGAACCCTTGATGTCATACGAGATCGACCCAGGAGCACCAGGAATCTGACGCGCACCCTTGTACTCGCTCTTGATCTGGTCCTTGATGTTCCGCGCCGAGATCTCGACAGCCTTACGGACGAACGGTGCAGTCGCCTTCGGGATCTCACCAAGGTCACGAGCCAAAGAGTTCAGATCATCAGCCACCAGACACCACCCTCGCTGAGAACCGTCGAGCTGTTGCGTAGGACGAGCGGAACGGGGCCTCGATCGTCGCCACCGTCCCCGGAAGCGCCGGATCAGTCAACGAACCCGTCACACGAACCTGCATGCCATTCCGCACATCCGTGGACGTATCGATCGGCAGGGACAGGGTTGCGAGCTGTGACACCAGGAGCTGCGACGCAGACTCGACATCACTCGCCTGCACGTTGCCCGCCTTGAACCTGCACGGGCCGTCATACACCGGGGTGAACACGTACTCGTACTCGAGCGTGTCCGGATTCAGCACCTCATCCGACGACAGCGTGCCCACCTGGCAGGTGTCCGTCATCAGCGACTCAGCCTCAGCGCGGAACCGCGGCAGAGCACCCTCCACGTCCGTCCGCAGCGACATCAGTACCCAAACCCGTAGATCGGCCGGCCAGCGAGGTTCACGCCGCACGAGCACGACGAACCGAGGAACATCAGGTCGCACCACGGAAGATGCCGGACGGCCGTGCCCACCGTGTCATACGAGTAAGCGCCGCCGTTCGACTCCGTAAGCCCCAGCAGTGTCCACCACTCGTCAAGGATTGTCACGCGACCCTTGCCCGACTGGTAAGTGCGCGACGACGAAGCATCATCGATGGAGATGGTGACCTGGGTTGCGTCGTCAGGCTTCTTGACCTGAGCAACGACAGCCTCACGGACCACGTAGTCCAGCTTTGCCTCATCAATGACAGGCACCGGAACAGCAGCCAGCCGCCGCGTCTCGATCAGCATCTCAGCGTCAGTGATCCACAGCTCCCACTGCTTCCACTGCACCGAGTCCGGTATGGGGGCGGCCTGCCCAAGAGCAACCGCGATCGTGTCAGGCGTCACAGACATGACCGCCCCCTTCCCTTGCTACGAGTCCGACTTCTTCGGACGCCCCGGAGCCCGCTTCACAGGCTCCGGCTTGTCCAGCGGCTCCCAGTTCTTGCCGATCAGCTCGGCAAGCGCCTCGTCGACCGAGACGATGGAACCTGCCTCGTTTCGGTAACGGGGCATTACGCAGCGTCCTCGATGACCGCGAACTGGTCGGAGAACGCGTACCAGCCGTACACAACCTCCGCACGCAGCAGCACCTCGTTGTGGCCAGCGAGGTCGCGGCCCGTGTTGTCCGGGTCACCGAACTCGAGGACACGGAACGGGATCGTGCGCTGCACACCCCAGCGGATGCCGGACTGGAAGTTGCCGACGATCGCCCGAACCTTGTTGTCCGACGTGCTGCCATCGGTCGGCTTGCCCGAAACGGTGGTCGACACCGCAGCGTTGACGCCCTGGAAGTTGGTGATGCCCTGACCGAGGCCGAGCTCAGGGAACTTCTTGCGACCGTCCTCGTAACGGGCGGTCGAAAGGGTCCATGCGTACTTCGGGTCGAGCGCAACCCCGTTGACGCCGTAACCCGCACCAATGACGAGGCCAGCAGCCGACTCGAAGTCGATGTCCGCAGCGTCCCCAGCCTCAACACGCTTGGTGGTCGAGTTGAGGTAGTTCGTCCACGAGGTCACCGCAGTACCCGTACGCGGGTTGATGCGGTAGTACAGGCCCAGGTCGAGGGCGCGGGACAGAGCCAGCGAAACCTTGTCGCCGAAGCGGTCGAGGATGCCGGTCTGGTAGTCCTCATCGGCCCAGCGGAACTCGTCCGAGGTGCGCATCTGCACCACAGCCTTGTGCGGGGTTGCGGTGACGAACGCCGGCTTAGCGTCGTCCGCACCCTTAGCACCGGACTGCTCAACGAACTCAGCCGTCAGGTCGTCATCGAACGTGATGATGTCGACGTTGCCGAAGCGCATCGGCTCCTGGCCCGAAAGAGCAGCAACAGTCGAACCGGTCTTAGCCTTCTCGACGATGCCGTCAGCGATCTGAGTAGGGAAGTGAAGATCCCCGCTCTGCAGAGTGTCTGCCATGTGTTTCTCCTAAGTTGAGGCGCGCTACGAATCGCGCGAAGTGATCTTGTCGAGCACGCCACCCCAAGGGGATCGGCTATTGCCCGTCGAAGTCGTCGAACCCTCCTTGGGTGCGACGTTTCCGTTCTTCTTCCGGTCTGCTACCCGCGCCGCAAGCCGTTCAGCCTGCGCCGTGAGAGAGTCGGCATCGGAACCAGTGAGAAACAGGTCAGCGTCAGACGGCTCGCCGTTTTCGCCAGGTTCGGTGCTGATTCCGAACTTCGCCGCGATGCTGGTCTTCAGCGCCTGCGTCCGAGTTGTCGTCAGTTCCGTTTCCAGCGAAGCGAGACGCTGCTCGAGCGTCTGCGCCGATTCCGCGCGCGTCTTTAGCTCGGTGTAATCACCAAACTTGTTCTTCGCCTGCTGAGCAAGCCGGTCCTTTACGATCCGGTCAACGTCAGCCTGCGTGAACGTCTGCGCCTGCTGCTGCTCGCCACCCTCGGATTCGGCCGAATCGGCCTGGCCATCGGCAGCGTTAGCGGTGTCACTCATCGGTTCCCCGTTTCTGTCCCGTCGGACATCAGACCGGCCTTAGACGCGGCCGTAGCGTTCCCCCGTCAACCGGGGAGGTCTATTGTGTGGTGCAAACGCACGTTGTATGCTTTACACATGAGCGAACTCGCACCCGAACGAGTAATCGAACGAATCCGTCAGCGCATCGTCATCAATGAAGACGGCTGCTGGCAGTGGCAAGGCGGAAAGTCAGTCGGCTACGGCCGAGTCAGCTGGTCAGGCGGCGAAGGAAAGGTCTGGCGCTTGACTCATCGAGTCATGTGGCAGTACGTCAACGGTCCAATCCCGGAAGGGCTCGACCTCGATCACCTCTGCCATGACCCGGCAAATTGCTCCCCGGCTGTCGCCTCAGATTGCCCGCACCGTTCTTGCTGCAATCCCGAGCATCTGAAGCCAGCAACTCGTCAGGAGAACCTACTTCGCGGCGGCAATATTGCTGCGCAGCGCGCGAAAGTAACGGAATGTCCTGAAGGTCACCCGCTTGACAAGGACAACACGATCATCTCAAAGCGCGGACAGCGCCGCTGCAAGCGGTGCGCGTACAAGCGCAACCGCGACTACTACTGGAATAACCGAGAGCGGCGAGCCGAGTACAACCGTGAATGGCGAGCGCGTCAATCAGAGTAGTGCTCCTTCAGATACTCCCTCAGCTGCGCCTGCTGCTCCGGTGTTCGATTACGGCGCGACGCCCGGTACTGCTGTACTGACGCTTCCGGGCCGTCGTATCCCACGAAAGCCGGAGCAGCAGTGCAATGGCAATGCTCATGCGCCGAGAAGCGCGCCGTCCGCTCGGTGTAGACCGCGCCGCGGTCCGCGAGCATCCGGCAGAACGGACACCCACCCGACGCCACTCGACGCCAACCAATCGCCTGCGGGTCACGCTCGGTATTGCCGGTGATCGTGTCTCGGTACGGCCGCGCCGCCTCAAGCTGCACAACCTCCGCGAGCCGCTTCCCAGCCAAAACGTCATCACCGTCGAACAGTGGCTCCGCGGACCAAGCGATCGCACGCCGCAGCTTCACCGTCCTGTCAGCAACAATCAGATCCGACGTGAATGGCCCCGACACGTTAGCCGCGGCACGCTCATCGTCGTAGAAGTCAGCAGCGAGCGCCGCGGAGCCATCCGAGTAGTACGCCACCACCTCCGGCACACCGCCGAGCAGGTCGTAACGTCGTTGCTCAGCGGTACCAGTGGTCGACCGCAGCAACTGCAGTGACGCCGCCACTGCGACATCAGCTACGAGGTTCAGCGCCCGCCTGGACTCCCACGCTGTCGGCATTCACGGCCTCCTGCGTCGTCGTCCTAGATGCCAGCGCTTCAAGCACCGTTCGTCCCGCCTGCCGGCGCTTCTGCGCCAACGCACGCTCAATCTGCTGGTCATCAAGACCCACCAACTCGAGCGCCACGTCCGTCTCAGCAAGCCACGGCACCGCCGCGATTTGCTTCTGCCCCGCATCCGCCTGCGCCGACTTCGACAGGTACAACGGGTTCCGCCACTTCGGAGCAAGCGTCTTCCAGGAGTCCGGCACAGCGTCAAGCCCGTTCTGCATCGCCAGCGCCCGAGTCACCTGACGCTTGATCGGAATCGACCACTCATCCGTCGCGCCCTCAGCCTCGGCCACCAACGAGTCACGACCCTGCACGTACGAACCCTCCGACGTCGGGTTCGCCATGTCCGTGAGCGCGAAGTCCTGATCCGGAAGATCAAACTCGCGTGCAGTGAGCTTCGCCAACGCATTAAGGTCTGCCAAGTGCGGCTGCGGCGACTCGGGCGATACCTGCTCGAACGTGGCGCGCGGGGTAGCGGCTTCCTCATCGTCCGGGATGCCAAGCACCCGGCCCATGACGTGCTGCCATGCAGGCTTCAGCGTCCCGTCCGGGTTCTTGAACACGTCCTCGGACGCACCCAGCATCACCATCTTCGGGATCGCGTAGATATCCATGTGCGCCTCAAGGCGCATCAACGCACGCAGCGCCGCATCCTGATGCGACATCGCCGGCCGTGTGATGCGCGAGCGCCCCATACGCCGCTCAGACGACGGCTTGTACACCATCGGCTCGACCGGAACGCCAAACGAGTGCTCCGACCGGTCAACAACCCACCGGTTCGCCTCGTCCTGCTCGGCGCTGATCGTCAGGTTCGGCAGGTACAGCACGAACCCCGTGATTCGCATATCCTTACGCGACGTCACAGACAGAAAACTCGTCAGCCGACGCCCGCGGACGCTGTACTCACCCGTCGCGTTCAACGCGTTGCGAGCGTGCACCAAAGCGGTCGGCTCATCCTCGCCCACGCCACGAGTGGCAACCAGGAACGAGACACCGTTCACCAGCGAGTCAGTGCGCGCCTGAGCGAGCTCCGACAGCAACGAGTTGTCATCCTGCAGCTGCTGCATACCCAACGAATCGAGATCACCAGACGGCCAAATAAAGCGGTCAATGTTGCAACGACGACCTAGACCATCCACACCCTTCGCCGTCCACCCAAGAGCGAGGGCCAGACTCTCGTACTGCGGAGGGATGATGTTGCCCACCTGACGAACAGCACGCTTCCCGTCGTAATACGACGCGCGCCGCAGGTTACGGGGAGTGCGCTCATCAAGCTGATCAATCAGCAGATTCAGGGTGCGCGTCTCATCGTCAGACAGCGAACTGATACGGATCTGCTCAGTCAAAGCACCACCGCCGTCCTAGATCCAGTCTTGCCCTGACGCTTCACGTTCTCGTTCTGCGCACCCCACAGCGCCAGAGACGCCGAAACAATCGGAGTGATGTCACTCATGGCATCCTTCCGATTCCAAGCCCACGCACCCGCCAACGGACGCTTACGAGCCACCGACAAAGCCACATTCATCTGCGGCTGATCCGTATGGAACAGCTGCTGCGACATCACACCGTCGAACAGCGCCGCACACGCAACCGCCATGTCACGGCCCTCAGCAGCTGCGAGAGTCACCACAACATCTGTGCCCTTGAGGTAGTTACGGCCGTTCTTCCGCTTCTCCACAAGGCCAGTCATCTCGTCGACGACAACAGCGTGAAGGCGGTTCTTCTTCGACAGATTCGCGACATGCGCAGGCACCCAATCGACACCCTTGCGCTGCTCGTCCATCTCCACATGCCACCGACCGTCCGGACGTTGGCCAGCGAACGAGACAGTCGCCACCGAACGATCCGGAGCAACGTCGATCGCCAACGACAAGCGCTCCACAGCCATCGAAGCGGGGTCGGCAACAAGGTTCCACGACTGCTCATCAATCACTCGAGCGGTTTCGGTCGGATCCCAGATGCCCAACGCCTCGCGGCGAAACGAGTCCTCATCGGTCAAGTTCTCACGCATACGCTCGATCGACTCGACCGGCGTGCGAAGCGGGAACGACGGGTTCGCCTTCGCCCACTGCTCATGATCGTCAGAGTCAGCAGACGGATCAGCCGAGAACTCGACGTAGACGATGTTCTTGTTGCGCCCAGACAGCGCCTTACTGCGCCGGTTCGTGAACTCTTCACCAGGGTCAGACGGTCGCGGAGGCGTGCCCATGAAGAACAGCAGTGCACCGGACTCTTGCTGCGACTGGTTCGCCGCAGCCACCATGTCCTCAAGCGCCTTCGACGTGAGGATCTGCCCCTCGTCGAATACCTCAGCGTCCACCTTGTCAAAGCCTCGACCGAAGCCGGCCTCGCGAGCTCCGAACATGATGACCGAGCCGTTGCGGAAGCGGATCTCCTGCTCGCCGTTCGTCTGCCGAATCGCCCGCACGTGCGGCCAGATCTTCTTCTTCTTGACCATGCCCTGCAGCGAGGCGAACGTCATAGAAGCAGTTCGGGTGCGGTGCGCTGTCCACAGGGCAGTGAAGCCGGGGAAGATCACGCACAGGGCGATCACGATCATGCCGACGAGAAACGTCTTCCCGACCTGACGGGGGATGCTCAGCACAACGCCGCCAACCGTGGCCGCGTACTTGCCGTCCTTGCGCTTCCCCAGCGCAATCGAACCAACACCGTGTTGCCACGAGTCGAACTGGACGCCCATCTCAGCGCACTTCGCCACCACACGCGGCCAAGCAGTCGTGACAATGCCAGACGGCATCACAACGTGACGGGCAACCTCAGATAGCCGCGGCGTCGAACTTGCCGTCTTCGACGTCGGCATGCGCTTCCGCCTCCAACTCTCGAGCGTCGATCGCGTCGATCTCCCGGGCCGTTTCCATCAGCCGCTTCGTGAGTGCAGCCAGGTCACGAGCCGGGGTGTTCGGGTCCTCAACGGCGACCGCGATACGACGACGCGAAGCCACCAGCATCGCCCTCGTGTCATTCGCTTCAGCCGCCTCAGTAACGGTGAGAGGTCGCAGCGGCTTGTCATCCGCAGTGACGGCTCGGAGCTTCGTTGCAGCCACGCAGATCACCGCCTAGAAGGGTTGGTACAAGTTCGACTGGGTTGATACAAGTTTGGAAAAGAAGCTAGGGGAGGGACGGTCCCTGGCCCCGGAGGTCCGGAACGGTGTCACTAGGGGGCACTCCCCCACCCTTTCGGCGCGATCAGTTGGTACAAGTCAATTGGTACAAGTTGCTCGCTAGTGGTTCAGCGAGCCGCTACGACGCACGATTGGAGCGACGATACGAGCCCGCTTCTTGCTGTTGCAGTCACGTCTTCGATGCGCTGCCTTCATGTTGGACAGCGCATCTTGACCTCCCTTCGCGAGAGGTATGACGTGATCGACGACGAAGGATTTCGGGTCAGTCATCGGCAGCTTGTAGTTGATGCTTGAGCCGCACAGGTAGCAGTTCGCGCCAGTGGCTCGCAGTCTTGCGCGAGCACGCTTGGCTTGACCGCTGTTGCGTTCAGTCATGACATCACCGACTCATCGACTCTGTGCACGCGGCTCTTCTCGAGACGCGCGATGGTGTCGTTGTTGGACCAGAAGCCTGCTTGCTTCAGCGCTTCGTGACGGTGCTGAGCGCCGCGTGCTGAGTTGCAACCGAGGCAGGCGACTACGAGGTTCTCGACACGGTTGTCGTCACCGATGTCGTTGAGGTGGTCGACGTGGATAGCGTCGGGTTCACCTTTGGCTGTCCAGTTGAGCAGGACGCCGCACCAGTGGCATGGGTGCGGCCCGTGCCCGATGGCGTCGAACAGGACCATGCGGTGTACGTAAACAACGCCGTGCTTGCTGGCAAGCGGGTGCCGCGGTGCGTGCTTGGTCTTGTAGCGCCTGCCGTTACTGGCCGTGACGTCTGTCTGGGTCGCCGTGATCTGCGTGCCGCCGTGTCGATACTGGCGGTGGTAGTGCATGGCGCACAGCGGCGAGTACCGCGACCGAGTGGGCTTGTTGCACCCGTCTATAGTGCAGGTGCCGTACTCGATCCTGCCGGGCGGGTTGAGGGGCTTTCCGTAGTGGTGGCGCTGGTAGTGCATGTTGCACATGCCCAGCGCATCGCTTCTGCGGTTGCATTTGTCGACGTTGCAGATACGGTTGTGCACATCGGCTCCTTCACGAGCTGGTCACACCCCCGGCTGTTGGCGCAGCGCGGGGGCTTCCTGTGTTGAGTTGTCAGTTAGCGGCTAGTCCCAAGCGTCCGGATCGAGCCAGTCGTTCTTGCGTGGCTTGCGTTGGTCGTCGTCAGCGCATCGTTCGGCTGCGAGTAGCGACTGGTATTCGTAGCCGCACTCCGGGCAGTTCACCATGCTGCACCGCTGATCATGCACCAGGCGGACCAGAGGATGTAGCTGACGAGGATGGTGGCGAGGACGACGCCGATGATGTTCCAGGTTCGTTCGTGCTTGCTCATCAGTCCCTGTCTTCTATCGGCTGTTCGAAGATGGCGTTGATGGCTTCGACGAGTTGCGGGTGCGCTGTCGGTCGCGTGGGCCAGACGTTGGACCTGACTCGATGCGAGCTCAGTGCGTCGTCATTCGTCGTCGTCATCGGGGATCTCGCCGCGTACGTCCATGCGCAGGTACTCGACTAGGCCGAGTGTTGTGTGCAGGTTTTGCGTGTCGGGGATGGTGCTGACGTAGCGCGTGATGTCGGCGCGTTCGGGGTCAGCGCCGGATGCGATGAGCACGTACCCGGTCAGGTAAGCGCCGTCGCCTCTTTCCGTGAGGTAGGCACTGATCGCTGTTTCGAGTTTGTCGTCAGCTTCTTCGCTCACGTCAGCCTCCGTTGGTAGTACCCATCCGGCTCGAACCGCTGTGTTCGACATGGCGCGCCGCTCACCCACCGTCGGCTGTTGCGCTTGGCAGGGCGGCGCTGGTCTGTTGTGTGTCGGCCGGCGCGGATGGGAAGTGTGTGGTTGCTGCTCGACGGAGTGGGCGCAAAGAAGCGGATCCGATTCAACGGCTAACGGTGGCAGCACCGATGCGCTTGTCTTCTACGCCCACTCGTCGGCGGGGGCAACAGCTTTGGCGTGGGTTCACCTGGCAGGCCATCGCGTGGGACTGCTCAGCCGGTCTTCATTAACGTGAGCAGGGCTGGTCCGGCAAAGGCATCTGCTGACGAGGGGTGCCACTTATGCGTCTCAGTGGCCAGGAGCACGTATGAAAAATCCCCACCAACCGTGAGGCGATGGGGAGCAGTTGGTAGACAGAGTTCGTCTACGCACTTCCGATGGTACAGCATTTCAGTGCGTGTCGGTATCGCTTTCTGACTGCGACACGCTGTCTTCTTCAATCCCGTGCTCATCGGCCAGGTCGCAGTCGCAAATGATGTAGTCACCATTCGGGTAGTAGGCGTTGTGATTACTCATGCGTTCATCCTCTCACTGGCCTATGATGCTGATATGTGACTGTTCCGGTCATGCTGTCGTCCTCTCACTCGCCTCTGTCAGTTCTTCCCCGAGTTCCTTGATCGCATCCCAGTTGTCCCACCTCGTGCGGCACCGTTGGCATGTGACCTGTTCCTCGGACGTGCGCCCTTCCTCGTCTCTGCGGTACGAGAGGATGAGTCTGGCGGGCTGTCGTTCGCCGTCCTGGTCCACCCACTGCTTCTCTTTGCACAGAACGCACAGGTACCCGGTTGGGATCTGCTTGATGCTGCGGTCGAGCTTGGCGGTGATGACGCGTTCCCAGCGGCGGAGTTCGCGGACATGCCACTCGGTCACGTTGTCGTCCATGAACGGTCGCGCCTCGTAGCCGACGTACCAGCGCCGCAAGGTGGCGGGCAGGTCCGATCGGTCGAACGCGGCCCGGTCGTGTCGCAGCCAGTCACGTAGCGCCGTCTCGATGCGTGTCAGCTCCCACAGCGCGTCGGAGTCGAGCACGTTGCGTTCCCGTGCACTGGCCGACTTGGAGCCGCCATCGTTCCCAGCGGACGGCACAACAGCGTCGGCCAACTGTTGCAGCAGTGGCGGGTGTTCGACGGGGACGGTGCGCAGGTATTCGCCGTCGTCGGTGGTCTGCTTCACGTGTTCGGTGTGCGGTCGCGTTAGCGCATCAACCGCGTCCAGCAGTCTCGTATCGCTCATACGTTGCCCGTTCGCTCAAGCCAATCCTCGAAGCCAAACGGGTCGAGCGTCAGGATGCCTGTTTCCTGATCCATGTAGATCATCTCCATCGCTGGTCGCAGTTCGTCCAGCGACAATGGTGCGTAACCTCGGCTTGTGTACTGCATCTTGTACATGTCGCGAGGGTCGTTGCGGCCAATCTTCGCGAAACTCAGCGGCCTACTGTTTCCCATCATCAGTCTTCCTCCGTCAGCTTGGCCTGCACGAAGCGCGGCCACGTCTTGTCTTCAAACGTGATTTCGTCAACACGCACACCTCGCATAGCTCCAAGCAGCATGTTGTCCGTGATGTACCCGTCCAGCACCTCGTATTCGAGCGTGATGGTGATCTTCTTCAACTTGCTCATCGTTCGTCCTCCTCATAGCCGACGTCGTGCGCCGGCCAGAACGGGTATCTCCATGTATCGGTGGCAGCAGTTGGGGCCACAGTCGTGTTGACTGCGGCCCCTTGGTTGCCGGTTGCTTCTTCGAGTAGCCAGCGGCGGAATCGCTGTTCGAGTGCGTCATCCATCAGCGTTCTCCTTTGGCGTCTCGAGCCATTCGTCGCGGTCTGCTCCGATGCCTTCGCGCTCATCCTGCATTCGGAGCGCGTACCCGTCTTGCCGCGACTTGAACCGTTCGATCTCGAGCCAGCGGTCGAACTCTTGCTCGTGTTCGCTGGCGGATGCGATGAACGCGTTGCGCATGGCACGCACGTACCCGTCCTTCACGACTTCCGTTGTGGGCACGTATGGGATGAGCGGTGCTGGGTAGTCGGCCCAGTCGTTACTCGGTTCGGTCATCGCTTGGCTCCCATCCGAATTCCCGCATGCCGCAGATCGGGCCGCAGATAGAGCACGCGTCGTCGGTCATACGAGGGTCGCCTTCCAGCAAATGCAGACATGGTTGCCGGATGGCAAGTCAGCCAAGCAGAAGGAGTCGTGCGGTGCATCTCGGACCGCGGCTTGTAGACGGTCAGCCTCAACGTGCGCACGTTCAAAACCTTCCGCGTACGCCTGTCGCAAATCTGAAAAATGGTCGTATGGAGTTTTCAGCGAGTCCGGATTCACCGGGTCAGTCATCGGTTTCCTCTTTCGGCACTACGGTCGCATTAGCGATAACGCCCGGGTCGACAGCCAACAAAGATCCAACGCGTTGCCGGTGCCAGAGTGCCCGAATGTCAGTTCGCGCCCCCTGCTCGGAGATGTAACTGAGCGAGGTGATTCGCTGACCCGTGCGCCCATCGATGATCTTGTAGCCCAGATTATTCACCACGGCACCTCCGCATCCGCGATCTGCCCCGCGGTCGCCCAAGAGCCGGTCTGTGCGCCCGTCTGCCCGCGGTTACCACCCTGCGTGTCCCACTGGGGCTGCGGGGCGGTATTCGGGGCGGAGGCGGGCTGCTGGCGGTCCTGGCGGGGGATGATGCCGAGCGTGCCGAACTTGATGCGCACGGAAACACCGGGGGTGCCGTCCTGCTTGCTGTACACGTTGAGCTCGGGCTGGCCGGTGACGGTCACCAGCGTGCTCTTGTGCACGGTCGCAGCGATGGCCTCCGCATCCTTCTCCCAGAACGATGCCTGGAACCAGATCGTCTCGCCGGCATCCACCCACTGGTCGCCATCCTTCTTGCGGGGCGTGTGTGCGATGTCGACTGCGATGACGGACTTGCCGTTGTGCTGCCGGAGCTCGGGATCCTTGGTGACGAAACCCTCGACGGTGATGGTTGCCTTGCTCATGCTGCTGCCTTCCTTGCCCGGTACGCCTGGATTTCGGCCTCGAGCTGTTGGTCCTGTTCGTTGGTGTGGAGTCGGATGGTGGTGTCGGCGTCTGCGAGTTGCAGCCGGTGTATCTCGCCGGCCATGTCGTCGTCGGTCGTGACTCGGATGCGTTCCTGTTTCAGCCATTGGTGTGCGTGACGCATCTCGTGGTCCTGCCGCGATCCGGGGCGTTCGTGCTCGAGGTTGCCGTGGACGCGCATCCGTTCTCGCTCGAGCGCTAACGGGTCGATGGAGGCGATGAAATTCGCCCACGCGTCATCGGTCATTCTCGGAACCTGCTGAAACGGCGACAAAC